CCTAGTAAAAGCACCTCATACTTTCCAGATTGAATACCTACATAGAGGTGAGGACGGTGATCAAAATAAGTTTTTGAATAAGATAAAAGAATGTGCCTTATTAAGTGTGGGTGTAAACTATACGCCAAATAATAATTATGCAACATTTAAAAATGGAGCACCGGTAGCAGTGGAATTATCATTAGCTTTTAAAGAACTTGATCCAGTCTTTAATGATGAATACGGTCCTGGTGATGGAGATGTAGGATTCTAAAATGTCAAATTACTTTTCAGAAGTTCCCGATTTTGAATATGTCAGTAGACTTCCTGACGCTAAAATTTCTGATTATATCACTGTTAAAAATCTCTTTAGAAGAGGATTCTTAAGAGAGGATATCTTTCAGGATCTTACTTTCTTTACAAAATATCAGATTAGGGGCGATGACCGTCCCGACAATGTAGCGTTTGAAATCTATCAAGATTCAACTCTTGATTGGTTAGTTCTAATGGCAAATAATGTTATTAATATTCAAAATGAGTGGCCGATCTCTAATAGCGTATTTGATGAACTAATGACTGATAAGTATGAAACTTATGAAAATTTGATAGGTGGTATTCACCATTATGAAACCATTGAGGTAAAAGATGCTAGTGGTGTTGTGATTGTAAAGGCAGGACTTCAGGTAGAGTCAAATTACTCTGTAATATTCTTTGACGAAAGAGCAAACGAATTAAAAACAATTACTCCAACAATACCTGTAACAAACTATGAGTATGAGCAAAAAATAAATGAAGGAAAAAGAAATATCTATCTATTAAAACCAAAATATATCCAGGTAGTTCGTGATGATCTAGAAGATCTCATGACATACGAAGAGGGTTCCACTCAATATGTAAGTGAAACCCTCAAACGTGCTGAAAATATTAGATTATATCAGTAATTACTCTTCAGCAAGTTTCTGGAAATAAGACAAAGCATCATCTTCATCTGAGTCCGCAGACTTAGTAGGAGTGATGTCTGGTGCATTGAAGTCAGCAGCAGGAGGTCTGCTTGACTCAAAGTTTGGAGTAAAAGATCCACGACCTTCGCTCTCACTTTCCAGTTCCTCATCGTAGCGACGAGGTGCAGACTTCTGTCCCAATACCATCTTAAGACGGTTCTGCAGTTGATCATAGTCTTTGAACTGATCAGCAGCAGTAAGAGCACTCAGTGAATACTCTTTCTTCCATAATGCTTCAAGAGCATCATCATCTTGTAGAAGTGGTGCAACCTTATCAAACTCAGATGAATCATAGTTCCAGTAACCCTGAACCTTCTTCAGTTTCAGTTTGAAGTTGGCACCACCCCAGAAATCAAAGGGGTTGATAGGAGTTTCATCTTCAAACTCAGGTTGCATTGCTTCCATGATCTTGTCAAAGATCTTCTTACCAAACTTATACAGGAAAACCTTACCCTCGTTCTGTGGGTTTGCTTTGTCCTGCACAACGTAGATGTTGGCATAGTAAGACAGTTTACGTTTTTGCTTACGAACGGTTTCCTTGTCAGAGTCAAGACCACTGTTCCACAGTTCACGATTGTGCTCTGATACAGGATCTTTGTGTCCCAATGTGGTCAAGGAGTTTTCAATATACCAACCACCAGGACCTTGGAAGGCATGGGAATACATCTTTGCCCAGGGCAGTTCTTCTGCTTCAGGTGCGGGCAGGAAACGGATGACTGCATAACCGTTGCCAGTCTTGTCCATTTCAGGTTTCCAGAGACGGTCATCTCCACCGCTACTGGTATTGTTCATCTTCTCAACTTCTTTTACCAATTTAGAAGTTAGCGAACCAAGAGAAGATTGCTTTTTAAGGTCTGCGAAAGACATAGGATTACCTCGGATTTGTACGGATTTGGCTTGTGTGTACCCTTATATTCTATAGGTCAGAATCAGATTTGTCAATCTGGGTCTTCATCACTTCAAGCATTTTTGTCATGTTTTTAAACACGACATTCATATCAGTCCCATCTGGGAGACCCATTAGTTTAGCAGATTCAATGATATTATCTTTCATCTGCTTTGCTTCAGGATCATCGGACAAACTCAATCTTGTAAAAAGAATGCGTTGTTTGTCAATTAATTTTTCAAGTAGTGCTACATGAAATTTTTTTTCTCTATTGTCCATTGAGGGAAACTTGAACACATTACCATAAACTTCTTCTTGAAGTTCTTGGATCTGTGTCATTTCCGCACGGACTACATCAGAATCGAAGAAACTCATTCTTCAGAGGTTTCCTCTTCAACTTCGGTCTCTTCTTCAACGGCAGCATTTGACTCCTCAATTTGAGAAAGTGCATCAATCGCGCCAAGAACTTTCAAGTAAGTGACACGAAGATTTTCAATTTGCTTTTCCATCTCAACTCTCTGCTTTTGCAGATTTTCTAATACTTCAGAATTATTAAGTGCCATGAATGATAACCTCTTTTAAAATTTTTTTGTAACGGGGTATGTTGATATTTAGGAATGGAGAATACTTTTTCATTTTCATGCTTACGGATTCCCACACTGGATCAGTGAGTTTTTTGTCCCACTGTTCTTTATAGTCAAGAATTCCATCTAAGATCACCATGGTTTCAAGTGAAACTCTACCACTCAAATATTCTTTGAGTATTTGTGGATGTCTAGAACCATCCATACTAAACATAGCATCAAAATCATTATCTGCAAAGACTGATTCTGTTTCTTCTTTGAATAAGTATGAAAGAGACTGAGTTCTCTTTTTCCATGATGTGTACCTACCTTCACCATTGCGTATCATTTCTCCAATCCAAAGTTTACTTGGATCAGTGCAGGTAATAAAGTTAGATACAAAAAACTCTTCAACTTCTTTGTCAGATTTAGATCGCGCAAATTTTTCAAACCAAAAGCGATCTTTACGTTTATAAAAAGATTGCACAGTGGCACGACTTTTACCACAGTATTTGTGGTAATCATACTTGTCCTTCGTGAAGTGATTCTTCATCGACAAGTAACAACGATATGCATCAAACGGCATCATCAAAAAAAGTAATAAGGGGATTTTTTGCCGGGAATTTTTTTCGCCCTTTTTTGGAATTAAAGGGGCAATTTGGCACGGGAACTGCGCTTCAAGAAATTAAGTTCCATTGCTTGGTACTTAATTTTCTCTTTAAGTGGTTTGGAGATAAGTTTAGGAACTGACTCTAAATCAATACTATTAAGTTCACAGAAGTGAACGATAGCATCAATGTAATTCATGTCAGCATTTTTTTGGACTAGAGATTCTATTTCCTGCGCGAAACGAGAAGGGCAAAAGAATTTACTTTCCAATACTTTTTCTAGTTCATTCTCCATTCTCTGTCCTAAGATTGTGAGATACAAATTCTTTAATGTAACGAACTAACAATTTAATATAGTCCCCTTTGTTTCTTTTGTCAAATACTTCAACATCACCACCAGGAGTAACCATAATAGTGATAAGTTTTTTGACCGGGATGCCTGTAAGTTCGTAGTAAGCAGTTGCATAGAACATTTCTTGAACGAAATAGTTCTCTAACCACTTTTCAGGTTTAATCTTTTCAGATGTTTTAAAATCGATGACTGCAAGTTCTCCTTCGTATTCTGCTATACAGTCAACTCTACCAGCCAATCCAAGATACTCTGAGTATAGAGTTCTTTCTATGGCGTGTATATTATTTATCTTATCAAGATATGGTTTAGCATGATGAAACATAAACTGAGTTGCAGGTCGAAACTCATCCCAGTTTATTTCGTTGTTCCTCATATAAACTTCAACTGCTTCATGGAAGTCAGTTCCACGAGCAGTTGCTCTCTTGGTAATTCGATTTGCTTCTTCGATACCAATTCGCTTACGCCACTTGATAAAGATCTGTCGATTATAAAAAGAAGTTACCGACGTAATAGAAGGCACCCAGTCTCCATTTGGAAGGTTGTAGAGACGGATGCCATTTGTTTCTTTCTTGTTTAGTTCAAGGTCACCAAGGTAATTACAATGCTCAAAAATCATAAATTCATTTCCATCTTAGCGAGTAAGTATTCTTTAACTAATCCAGAGCGAACGATATCTTCTACTCCAAATTCAACAATATCAACTGAAGGCATGATGCGTAGGATTTTCATGAAATCAATAACTCCATTCTTCTCATTTGTTTTAAGAAGATCAGTTTGTGTTGCGTCACCGCAGAACATAATCTTGGAGTTCTGTCCAATCCTTGTAATAATACTATCAAGTTCATGATAGTTTAGGTTTTGGAATTCGTCAACGATGATGATTGCATTATCAAGTGTGGTGCCACGAATAAATGATGTAGACCAAAATGAGATAGTGCCCTGTGCTTTCAAGTTACCATATAGCATCTCAAAATCAGTGTCCGTTGGCATCTCAAACATATACTTTACCATATTCTTATATGGAATTTGGTAAAGAGAAGATTTATCTTCATGGTCTCCAGGAAGGAATCCAATCTCTCTGGTTGCTACAAGCGACCTGACGATGTAGATCTTCTCATAGGGTGTCTTGACATCTAATACATCCTTGAGGGCGTTATAGAGTGTGATGAAAGTCTTACCAGTTCCGGCGCAACCATAAGCAACTAGATTTTGATCATTTTTATAACAGCGGAAAAGTTCTTCTTGGTTTTCTGTCAGCGGCTCGATGGTTTTCATCAAGTCTGAGTTAATTGGTTTCTTTCTTTTCATGTGCTTATTGCTCATCCCGAATGGGACTACTGGTGTTTGGGACTTTCTTTTTGAGGTCATACGCTATAAAAGATTAGAATGGTTAACCGTAGTATCGGTTTTTGCTAACATTAGCACCTGGTTGTTTTGATGCACGATCTAAGACTTCATTCCATCCATTAGATTTTGCTTCACCAGTCCACTTAAATTCTGTGGACTGTCCTGCACAACCTTCTGACCAGTCTTTGTCCCATCCTGGATTCTCTTCTTTCCACTCCGAGTATGCTTTCATAGTCATACTGAGTGTCTTCTTTTCTTTTGTTTCTAAATTAATAACAGGGTATGTTGGCATAACTCAATTGTTGGTGTAAATATTTATGAATTCCATTCCATTGCTTCCGCAACAGCAGGGAATTGTTCACAGAAGATTCTCTTTGCACCTAGTGCAAGATTCATATGTTCCTTCTGTGTACCGTTTGCAGAACGCAAATCGATATAATGGATCCATGAACGAACTGATCCTGTCATGTAGATTTTTGTGGGACACGCCAAAGGAAGCACAAAACGAGCACACTCCTTTGCAATCCCCTCATCAAGCATTCTCCGATAGAGATCCATTGCTTGTGAGAAATGGTGTTGCATTAACATTTCAAACTTCTGACTCGTAAACGGGTCAACATCATCAATAGAATTCTGACGATTCTTGGTGTCTTGTCTGCGTAGTTCAGGTAGAGGGATCGTCTCCGCGAGTAGGGAAGAATCAGCATAGCGTTGTGAAAATTCTTGATATGTGAACGAACGGTGACGTAGTACTTGAGCCGCAATTCCTCTGGTAGTATTCAACTCTAGAGTCATGTATGCTTGCTCAAAGATACTCCAGTGCTGGTGCTTCACACAATACTTAAGCAATCCAGAGAACTTTTCGTTCTCCTGATTGTTTGGGTTCGACACACGGGCACAATATGCCATGTGTTTCTCTGCATCAGGAGTTACGCTGATTAGTTTTACGTTGTTCTCGCTCATCAAGTGTCTCGTTAATAATGTCTTTTAGTTCTTGTCTTTCTAAATCAGTAAAGACATTTCGTTTTGGTATTACCAGTGGTGGATATGATTTCTTTAATGAGGTTTTACCACTACCAGGAAAACTCATTCCTTGTGTATCTATCTTATCCATCATCGTCCTCAAATACTTCATCGTAATCTAAAATGTAATTGGCAGCAGGATCATCAAAATTTTCTTGCTTTGAAGTATATGCCGCAGTATTGGAATATACCTCTGCTTCTAAAGCTTCAACAAGAAGTTTGAGATTTCTTACTATCAGTTTTAGTTTATCTCTTTCCATAAAAAATGGGAGGTTTCCCTCCCATCTTAACACTATTCAATTGATTTGACAATCACTTGGTGTAAGTTTGTCCGCGATAGCAGAAAGTTCCGTGAGACTCTTTGCTTTCTACACAACGAGTAGAATACTCAACACCACGATATGAGGTGTGAGAAATCTGTGCGTCATGAATAGCAGATGCTTTGTTGATCTGCTTCTTGATCATGTTTAGTGTGTTCATTGTAGGTACTCCTAAAGTAGTTGGATTTTTAGGTCCGTTCCTTTAGTCGTTTGCGTCCCATGGACACTCAGGTGTAGATTCTTTTAGAACCTCTACCAACTCAATCCTAACTTGATTGTTAAGATCTTTATTACTCTCCATCCTTAGCATAATTGCATCAGCATCAGAGCAATTGAGTGTTGTATATAAAAGAAAATCAACCATGGGATGAACGCTCCGTTCCGCGACTTACTTGCGTCCCACCCTAGAGCGGGATGAACGTCAGGTCTTATTATAGACCTCATACATTATTTAGTCAAGTGTCTTCGTATCAACACGAACATTTATAATTATGGTCGTTCAAATAATGCAAGGTCTCTTTGAGACCACCACGATGCTTGAGTCCAATAGCAATCTGTGGATACTCTGCATTGCTACCAAACTCTGCATGAAATTGTTTATCTGTAAAATCTTCATCCAAGAAGTATTCATGGAAATCTTCGTGAATACTTTTCAAGAGCATACCAGCTCTTTCACACTCTTGACTACCGTTACTGTAAATTACTGCTTGCACTATGCTCCCCTCCTATTATAAGGTTCTTTCTAATCTTAAAGTTGCTTGATCTGGAAAGTCTCTTGGACGACTATCTTCTGCATTATCGGTTCTGGGTGAACCTTCGTTTTTCTTTTCAGTTTTTTGGAATGATACTCTCTTATATCTATTCATCCATACATCAGGCATCCAATAAGTTATTTGCCAGTCAACCGTGGGATTTAATTCAATATGCTTTTCAACTGTATGATTGAAGATACCGATTTGAATGTATCCGTCATGAGTTACACATTTCCCATTATCAATATCAACTATGAATAGTTTCTTCAAAGAACTACCTCATCAGGGTTGAGATTTTTTACGAATTGCACAGGATTCTTCTCAGACTTATGCACCCAATGATACCGTATACATTCTAATTTGGAATCCCATGTCTGAATACAAACATAATCAATCACGTTGTCTCCAGTCATCAGTTTTTTCATGAGAAAACCAGTCTGCAATATCATCTGCACTACCGAACCCTGATGAATGATTAGATGGATCAGGGTCCCCAAGGTCCATCTGGTTCATAAAATCATCAAAGTCACCCTCTTTCATATTAGGATTTCTTGCTTGTCTACGTGCCTTCCTTAGTATCGATGATGCACTTTGATTTGACTTTGCTAATTTGTTTGCCCAAATCATGTCATCTAAAGAAACCTCATCTCCAGACACAATCTTTTCACAGATTGCCTCTAGACGCAATCGATATTGGGTAGAAAGCATATGCTACAGTCCTGCTATTGTATTTATTTTAAAGGGTTACCGTGTTTATCTACTAACGCTAACTTTTTAATTTGAGTTAGATTAGATCTTTGACTTTTTTTAATGAGTTTGTAATCTTTAATGATTTTGTCAATCTCTTTTTGAGAGACGTTGACTTTTAACTCTTTCTGTTCGTCAGTTTTAACAAACCCAAGACCACTTTTCTTTGACTCTTCTTCTCCATCAACAAAATCATTGATCACATCTTGGATTTCATCTCGGATTAAAGAGTTAATCTGTTCTTTAAGATCCTCTTCGTTCATTTTCTTTTGCTTTCTTTTTTAGGTTTACTTCCCCATAGTTTAGGATTGGCTGAACCAAATCCAAAATCAATCTTCTGAACAGCACCTTTGCCATACTTGTCATAGTACATGTCAAACATTTTAGAAACCTTACCACAACGAGTAAGGTCCATATGTTCAACACCATCTACAACATACCAAATTAGTCTAGCGTCTGTTGGAAAAGATTTATCATTTGCTGCTTCAAGAGAGGTTTTTTCAAGAAGAATTTGGCAACTATAATCAGACTGATTAATTACTTTACCGTCTTGATTTTGAATTTCCATTTCCTCTTGTTTTTGTTCGGCTACCTCAACCGTCATGAGCGACCTCCCCATTGGATATCTGGATACGCTTCCTTGACCATATCATAGGTTATCTTATATTTAGATTGCAAAAGTTTATCTTTTGTTAAGCAAATAATCTCTGCCTCTTCAGGGTGCAATCCTTCAAGCAATTGAATCAACATAGTCTCCCTACGAATAGTAGAAAGACTATCGTTACCACCCCTAACAAAGTGATAAAGATTTTTGTGTTCACGTCTAAGTGAAGTATGATCGGTTCCTATGGGAACTTCATTCTTCTTAAATGGAACTTCACCCTCTGGAACAACAGAGACAACTGTGTCATCAAAATTCCAGATAAAGATTGTCTTTAGAGCATCATTTTCATACTCTTTTAGAATATCAATCTTCTTTGCCTTTGAACGTTGCTTACCAACAAGTTCAAGGATCTCATGAATAAAAGGGTTGGGGGGAAGTTTAACCTTCGTCGTCATCTTCGTGGGACTCATAATCGTTTTCAAATCGTACTGCTAAAATTTCGTCTGGTAATACATTACCATTCTCATCAAACATCTCTGGATGAGTATAAATTGGTTGATTTACCCAGGTGTTTTCTCTTGCTAACCATCCTACCACACCTCCAACAAAAAAGAACATAATTGAAACAAGTGTTCCAATCGTAAGTGTTACTGCTAACATTTTTATACTCCAGAGATTATTTCTTTCTGATGTCCAGATAGAAGTTCAGGTGTAATACAATCTCTCTTCTAAACAGAGCGACCATCTTACCAAACTTTATCTGAAAAGTTTTTGGTTGTTCTGGTTTTGCCCTCCTGTTGCGTAAAAGCAACTCTACCCCACGATTAATATGGGGTTCTGATTTATTTAGAATGCTTGCTTCGTCGTCCAGGTCGTCGGTCATGCCTATACCTCCATGCATCTTCTAGAATGCCATACAAATAAATTTTTATCTTTCTTGCTTGAGGTTTAGGGATGTGTCCATAACCCTCGCGAAGTTGTTTATGTTCATTGTCAGCACCACCTTTGATATACTCATCAAGTTCAATTGTGAGATCGCTGAGTTCTGCAGCAGTAGTGCTTTCAATAAATGAATCAATTTCGTGCTTTTTAATTTTAGTATCTTTTAAGTAATTATAGAATTTTAAATTCATTTGTCCCTCAAAGGCATTATCAATAGCATGTTCAACTAAATCAAAGATGTCGCTGAGGTTCTGTTCCATTAGACTAATTTTTGCTCTCTAAGATACTTTACTGTTTCAGTACACCCGCCGATAGATGTATCATCAACAAGGACTTGTGGGAAAGTAGATCCATTTCCAAATTTAGAATAGAACTCTTCTCTTGTGTAATCCCTGTTTAATTTATACACGACGTGTTTCTGTTCTGATAACTGTAACACCTGAACGACCTTAGTGCAATAGGGGCAACCGTCTTTTGAATATACTGTGAATGTCATTTTTGAACCTCCTTCCAATCATTATCGAAAATTTCCAGACCTTTGTCTGTGAGAATGTGATCATACATTTGATCAAATACCTTAGGTGGCATAGTACAAATACTAGCACCATTATACCATGAACGTACAGCTCTCTGAACGTTACGGATAGATGCTGAAAGAACCTGAGTCTTAATACCATGAATACGATACAACTCAGAGATAGACCTGACAACCTCTAGACCTGCCACTGACTGGTCATCTAAGCGTCCTACAAAGGGAGAAACGTATGTTGCCCCTGCCTTTGCTGCTAGGACTGCTTGAGCGGCACAGAAGATTAGTGTGACGTTAACCTTGATGCCTTCATCAGATAGTGCCTTACAGACCCTCAAACCTTCACGGGTGCAGGGAACTTTAACTGTGCATACATTACCAAACTTTTGGGAAAGTCTTGATCCTTCTATATACATTTCAACAAAGTTACCAACAACTTCCATGCTGATATCTTTGACTCCAATATCTTTAATCTCCTGATATACATCTTCTGGATTTCTACCGCTCTTCATAATAAGAGTAGGATTGGTTGTTACACCATCTACTAACCCTGTCTCAAAATACTCTTTGATGACCTTAGTATCTGCTGTATCTAGAAAAATTTTCATTAAAAAAGGGCGACTGATACGCCCTTTATATATCATTATTTGTTTTCTTTGTAAAGGTCTTCCAATCTTTCTCTTGTCAAATCAACATACATTAATTCTTCACCTGCCTCAGGTGCCTCTGGATGCTTTGGTTTGGGGGGTTTACTCATCTCTATATTAATAGATTGAATATTACCCCACATCATGGCAAAAGCAGCACCTGCAATAACAGCAAAGCAACTGAAATATACGAACACTAGATAACCGTTCATAGTTCAGAACCTTTTTGTAATGATGTCATTGTATCATGAAGTTCTCCAACATCACGGAGACCTTCCACTGAGAACCATGGAGCATTTGCCCAACTAAATCCTTCACCCATAGTACTATCAGGTGCAGTGATATACCAATGACATGCAGTGTCAGGCACATCTACAGCACACTTAGACCAGTCATCGCTCCACTGTGGAACTTGAACCCACATAAGAGCAGCAAACATAAAAGTGAATAGTCCTTTAATCATTTGTGAGTCTCCGTTTTATGAGGTGATCTAGTGAGAAATTACCCCCACCATTGAGAACGATACATGCTGCACCTCCCCAGTAAAGAACTAATAGTTCTAACAAATAGATGTTAAATCCAGATGTGACTAGGGCATGATAAATTGCGAATGATATTGTACCTAGGATTGCTAGGGCACCCAGACGAGTGCCAAGTCCAAATCTCAGAGAATGCTGCGAAGTATGAGGAGAAGATTGGGAATGGAAGATGCAATGGTCTTACAAATGCATCCGCAAAGTTTTCAATGTTTTCTAGTTTCTCATATCCATGATGGATAAGCATAGTACCTATCGCTAAACGAAGTAATAAGAATCCCAATGACTTAATCATTATACAAATCCTCAAGTTTTTCTCTGGTCAAATCTACATACATCAACTCTTCACCTGGTTCAGGTGCTTCAGGATGTTTAGATTTAATTGGTCTGATTGGTCTGGGTTTCATATCAATTGACATGATATTTGCCCACATCATTGCGAATGCAGCACCACCAATAAGTGCGAAGCAAACACCATAAACAAATACTAGATAGTGATTCATAGTTCGGAACTTTTTTGAATTGATGCCATAGTGTCATGAAGTTCTCCAATATCTCTGAGACCTTCAACACTAAACCAGGGAGCATTTGCCCAACTGAACCCTTCACCCATCGTGCTATCAGGGGCAGTGATATACCAATGACATGCTGTGTCTGGCACATCAACTGAACACTTAGACCAGTCGTCACTCCACTGCGGAACTTGCACCCACATTAGAGCAGCAAACATGAAACTAAAGAGTGATTTAATCATATCTTATTTAAGTTTAAGGTTGAAGTTTTAATGAGAAGAATCCCTATTAAAGGATAAATGAAGCGATTAAAAAATTCTAATCGCTTCACGATATAAAAATATTATAAAGCATTACCACGAGGAAGAACTTCCTCTGGAAAAACGAATGACTCATGAGGTTGATCAACTGGTGCCAACCATGCACGAAGACCTTCATTGAGTAGGATATTCTTTGTATAGAATGTCTCAAACTCAGGATCTTCTGCTGCACGAATCTCTTGACTCACGAAATCGTAAGCACGAAGATTGAGAGCAAGACCAATAATGCCAATACTGGATGTCCAAAGACCCATAACAG